GCCGAACGGCCATCGCGATCAGTTCGGCCGCCTGGCTGTTGGTGGGGTCTTCCCGGGAATACACGCGATCGATATCCCCGAACGCTAGACGGCGCACAAAGAACTCAACATCGTTGTCTTCGCCGCCGTGATGCCATACGGCCGAACGCTTTACCAAGTCTTCACTGACAAGACCGGCGTTGGACTGTAGGCCCGCGATATTCGTAATTGCCGCCATGATTAAGCCGCCTTTGCCGTAACGGTGGGCTGGCCGGAAATCTGCACGCCGATGCTTGCGCCGATAACGTCGTTCATCTCGAAAGAGAATTCGAACGAAGTCATGAAGCCAGAAAAAACGATCCCCGACCTTGCAGTGAACGTCATGCCGTCGAGGTTGGTCGGCTCGCTGTCACCATCCGAAAAGCCGATCGCCCATTCGGTCGTCGTGCCGGCCTTGTGCAGTTCCTTCAGCGCGATATGGCCGGCGTCGTTCGGATCGAAGCGAATATCGAAGCTCAGTTCGCCGGGAGTGGCCAAACCCTTTTGATAGTTGCGCGCAGTGGAGCCGAGACACGTGGTCTCGATCTGCTCGTTCGTGGTGCCTGCGCCGCTGATCGAAGTAGGGCAGCCGACCTTCGTTACCTGGCCGTCGATGTCAACAAACATCGCTGTTTCTTGTGCGCTAATCGCCATAGCTATTTACTCTTGGTGATGGTGTTTTTGATGCCGCTCCACAAATCTTTGGATACGGCGGTGAATACAATGTCTTTGGTTGTGTCAATTGCCGGCCTGATAAAAGGCTGTGCGGCCATCTTGCTAGTGCCACGCTCAAGGTACTGGGCGTAGTGATACGGCTCATCCTTCCCGGACTCCTTCACGCCGGTAGAGACGCCGGCTTCAAAGCCGTAGCGCTTCAACGTGCGTTTTGGGATCGTGCGCGTTGCGATCTGCTTGTAGATCGCCTGGCCAGTTTCCGGGTCGTCGAACGTTTTGGCGTTACGCTTCATCTCATTGCGCAACGGCTTGGCGCCAGCACGCAGGCTGTGGCGCACCAGTTTCTTGGCTTGCTTGCCTTCCAGCTTGCGCAGCTCTTTCAGTACGCCGTCGAGCCCTTCGATCTTGGCCATTACGCACCCCGCTTATTGAAATACTGCGTGTCCATCGTCCAACGGAACAAGCGCGTATCGGGGTCTATGCCGGCAGGGCGTGGCCCGTCTATCACGGTGCCGGTCACCTGTAGGCAATCACGCACGGCAATGGCCAGGTCGCGAATGGCTACAGGGTCGCTGTCGTAGCAGTCGATCTGGATACGCTCGCTGTCGCTGTCAGGGATACACGACAGGCTATTGAATGGCGTATTGGAAATTGCCTGCCAAACAACGAATGGCCCTTTGGCATCCTGCGCAGCAACTGCCGGGAAAACCCGATCGCCCACGTAGCTAGTCACAGCAGCACAGTTCAGCAGTTGGGGGTACAGGTTAATCATCGCGCGTACTGCATAGCAGCGTGAGATGGTCATAGCCGCTACCGTCATCAGGCATTGCCGCTTCGATGCCGAATACCTGCCCGCGATGCAGCACACGCATGGTGGCGTCCACGTCAGGCCTGTAGCGGATTGTGATGCGCGTGGAAACTTCGGACTGCGCTTGTTGCGAGGCGAAAAATTCACGGCCGCTCTGTGGGGCGACTTGGCCCCAGACATTGGCCAAGTCTACCCACCCGATGATTACGTCGCCGTACTCGCTGCGCGTCTCTTCCTGAGCCTGTAGCGTTACCTTGTGGCGAAGTTGTGAGGCCGTGATCTGGGTCATGGCTATGCAACCGTCGGCTTGCGCAGCGGCTGTAGCAGCGACGTGGCGCCGGGGCCGAGCACGTAGCCCTGCATGAACCACGAGACGTGATTCTTCTGGGTTGGGCCCTCACGCGTTACGTGTAGCCGTGCGAGTTCCACGAGCACCGCCATCTTCACAACGGGTAGGGGGGAGTTCGTGTAGTCGTCGCGAATGCGGTCATCGCTACCGCACCAGAGCAGAACGGCGTTCTCGACGGTCGGAATGGCTATGTCGAGCCACGGCTTATCTGCATCATCCATGCGCAGATGTTCCATGGCCTCGGTGGTGGTAACGATGGTGCTCATTGTTCGCCCCCCAAGCTGGCCAGGGGTACGTCCTGCTGCTGGCGAAGAATCTGGTCGCCGCCGTCAACGGGCGGAAGATCAAACTCGGCACGCGCTTCGTTTGTGCTGAAAATCCCCTTAGCCACAAGGCCGCCATACACTTCGGCGCGGCGGGCTGTGTCTAGGCGTAGCAGTACGCTGGTATCAAGCGTGACGTGCTGGCCGGCAGCGAGCGGCATTCCCGCGGTTAGCAGGCTTTCCATTGCCACCACGTACGCTTGCAGCGTGGTGCGGAAGTACATGTTAATGACTTGCTCGGGCTGTAGCCCACTCGGGTAGTCCTGGCCGATCAGGTAGGGCGGTACGCCGAAAGCCTGGGCAATCTGGATGTCGGAATACTTCAATTGCTCAACTAGCTGGCTATCAACGCCATTGGCCACGAACGGAGTAAACTTTGCTTCCATGCCCAGCACGCGAACGTCGGTCGGCTTGGTGGCCTTCCAGTAATCACGGAGTTTGGCCGCGTCGTCGTCACTGATACCGGCCGGTGCCGATAGGAGCCCTCCCATCTGGCTACCGTTTTTGAACAGCTCGGCGTTGTTTTCAAGAATGCGATGATTCTTCAGCGCTGGCAGATACGCGGCCGCCATCGGCGGTACGCCGATCAGTTGGTGATTCAGACAGTTGATACGATCATGAATCACGTCACTCGCTGGGATCGTGATCTCGCCATCGCCGAACTGCTCCGGCAATAGGTTTTGACGGCTGGCTAGGCGTAGTTTGTAGAACACGCTTCCCCCATCGCTGACCAGGACTTCTACCCGCTCCCAGTCCAGCACGTGCAGCGCATCGGGCTGTTTGAGAATCAACGCGTTGCCGTGCGTCAGCTTGGATATGATCCACGCCTCACGGAACTGGCTCGCGGTCTGGTAGCCGTTTGGGCTATCCAGTAACCGCCCGCTAGCCCCACCGTCTACGGTGCGGTTGATACCGTTGCTGTCGGGCTGCTTCACCACGAACGGCAATTTTCCAATGTCGCTGGAAATGCGATCGATGCAGGCATACAACGTCGGGTAGGCCGATAGGCTACCTACGCTCAGCTCTTGGTTGAGCTGAAACGCCTGGGTGAACGGCTCCAACACACGCCGGAAGCCGCCGCCCCCGCTAAGGGACGGAGAACCGGTGGCCGCTTTCGTGCGGAAAGGCCACATGGCTTTAAGCGTTAGCCTGGCTGTAATCAGCAGCGGTCACATAGACCACGCCCGCATCGCGGCGCTTCGCCCAGCCGATACGCTCTTCCACCAAGAACGCCTTGGAGTTGGTCTGGAACATGCTCACCAGGTTCGAGCCCGTGGGCGTCGAGGTGCTGCCGGTTGGCGCGTTGTTCATCTCAAGCGATGCTTCGGAACTCATCCGTGTATCGAGATTGTTTCCGCCTACCAGGTAGATTTCGCCAGCAGCCATCAGGGCCACGGTGTTGCCCACGTGATCGGAAATCAGCACGGGAATACCTGAGATCGAACCGCCGGTCATACCGATGGTCGGATAGGTCGCGTTGCCCTGCGGATCGCGGATGCGGCTCAGGCTAAACGCGTTGCTGCTCGACATGATAATGACCATTCCCGAGAACGGAATCTTGGCCGCGATCATCTTGCTAACCAGGTACTTGAAGTCAGACTCGAACTTCTCGGTAGGTGTCGCGCCCACCGTCGCGTCGGAAGCCTGCTTCGTGGCGCCGTTCAGGATACCCGCCGGTGCGCCGTTGGTGCCCGCTGCGGTGCCGATGAATGTACTGTCTTCCTTCTCGGCGACGGCGCGGGCCAGCTCGTCTCGAAGCATGACGTCTGCGGCCTGGGTGGCCTTGCGCAGCAGTTCGTCAGAAGCAACCGCGATAGCAGCTAGCTTGAAAGTCTCCAGCTTGCGCGTGTCATACGTCCAGGACGTGACCGGCTTGGCGGCGCCTTCTTCAACCCAACTGGCCGCTGCGGCGCTGCTCTGCACGTCAATCGGCACGCCTTCAACGCCGCTACGCAGCGCGGGGATGCCGTCAGTGCCGAACTGACCGATGATTGTTTGGTCACGCAGGAATGTGATGAAATCCTGCACAACGCCCTCGTCATGAGCCAGGCTGCCAGCCCAGCCCGGGTCGGTCGTGGTGGCGCCCGAGACCGCGGCCTTCGCCAGCATCGGGATGCGGCGATCGATGGCACCTTCGCCGGCCTGCTTCTCGGCAATCTGCGCCGCGATATAGGCGTTGCCATCGGCTTGAGCCAGGGTACGCACGTACTGTGCGAATGCTAGACCGTTGCTGGCCTTCACTTCATTGGCGCGGAAAGAACGGCCCGGCTGGCCTGCGCCCTTATCTACTGGCTGCGCGGTGGCCTGCTCGGAAGCCAGCATCTTTTCGAATCGGCCGATATCGCCGTCAAGCTGCTCGACTTCGGTTTGCAGCCCATCGAAGTTTTCCTGCTCGTCACTCGACAGGCTACGGCTTTCGCCCGCGGCCTTGGTGGCAATCTCGGTTTGCTTATTTAGAGCAACCTTGCGGCTGTCCTGATACTGCGTGATGTTTTCTGCGATCGTCATAGGAATGCCTATCGGTTACGCAAGTTGAAATGCGTCTGATTTAAGGGAAAGCCGCCGTGGGCAGCACAGGTGATGCCCGGCTGGGCCAGTCTTTTGATCGTTGCGATGCTTGCGTCTTGGTTCGCCGGGATTGTCACGGCGGATAGCTCCATCCAGTGCCATTTCGCGATATGCATGCCGCCGTCTTTATTGGGCGTGAACTCGAGCGGCGCGAAGCCGATGCTTAAGCCACGCACCAAGCCAGACTTGATACTCGCCCACGCTTCCTGCAACCGGCTGGACAGCCCGGCCGGCATGTCGTCGGTGGGCTGCGTGATTGTGGCGCTGATCGCTATCCCGTCTTTGCTGACAGTGGCTTCGGTGACATGGCCGATGGGGGCGTCGTGGCTGTGCTGCCACAGCAGCGGAATCGGCAATTTATACGTCGCGCCCTCGCTATCAACCGTGTCGCGCATGCGATCGGGAGCAGGGGAGGAAGCCAAGCCAGTGAAGCGCCATTCGCCGCTGTCTGCCGACTTGATCTCGATCGTGCTATATAACGTATTGTGCTTCATGTGGGATCTATTATAACACAAAGTTATAAAGAAAACATTGATACGCGCCGTTGTTTAGCTTCGGGGTTTTGGCTCATGAGCGCGGCACTGTCGAACAGTGCCATCAGCGGGTCAATCTTCCCGCGGCCGCTAGATTGCTTTGTGACCAAGATGCTATTCGAGCGCTGCTCGACGCGGGCGTTACTCACAGCCCATCGCATCAGGCCTTGCGCCGCTGGGGCCATGCTCCCTTCAGCAAGCCACCGTTCGGCCGTCGTGATCGCACTGCCTAATTTCCACCCCTGGCTAACGCCGACCATCATGTCTTCAGGCACGCCGGCGGATGCAATCGCTTCCAGAATCTGGCCGATGCCGGCCGGGTCACAGCCGACCTGATCCAACTTCCCAGACTGATAGACCTTGAGCACAAGCGCTGCAAGCTCTTCTATGTCCTTGCCGACTTCAGGGACAATCGTCATCTCGCCCGCCTCGGCAAAGTCACGCAACAATGGGGCGATCTGCTCGCGTCTGAGCAGCGCTTTCTCGGCAGCCCAGGCGTAGCCCCAGCCCAGCTTGTGTTTGGTATCGGCATCACGGCCGAGCACGTACAGGCCGAGCAGGTCGTCCAGGCCGCCCCCGTCGATCCCGATGGTGATTACTTCGGAGCGGCCAATGAGGGCGTCTAGGCTTAGTGGTATCTCGCTGTCTTCCCAATAGTCGGCACCAGCCCAGCGATCGTTGCGCAGGGCTAGGCCGATTTCGACGTTGGCGTGCTTAGCCAGCATCAGTTGTAGCTCGCCACCAGTGGAGTCCTTGACCCGGTTGTACTGGCGCGTGATCCACGCCTCATCGACGCTGTAGCCCATGCTGGGGTTGGCGTACTTGAACAGGTCGGGGTCGGTAAGGCTTATGTCCTGCGGTGGCTCGAACAGGATCGGCAGGAAACTTTCATCCTCAACCGCGCCGCGGTTGACCTCGCGCGCGTACTGCAACTTGCTTTTGAAAACGCCAACCGGCGCGTCGTCGCTTTGCGTTGTCAAATAACAAATCCAGCCTTCAGGCCGCGCTGTGAGGCCGCCGGTGGCCTCCATCAGCATAGCCTCGGCGCCGGCCTTCTTTGCCAGGAATGACAGCTCATCGACCAGCACGTGGCCGGCCTGCTTGCCCGCGACGACGTTACTGTCGGCAGCGACCACCTTGATCGTGTTGCCGCTGATACGGTGGCGTATCTCTTTCACGTGGTCGCGGACGTGGAACAGTTCGCGCAATTCGTCATCCGCCATGACCATGCCGCGGGCCGCGTTGTAAGCCGTCGAGGCCGCTTCCTTCGTGGCGGACAGGATCAGAAACTCATCGTTATCGCG